GGTATTAAAATAGATGAATTACCTATTACAACTACTCTTAATGATTTAGCTGAAATTATGGCTTATGGTAATAATAAGATTATATTGCCTGGTTATAAAGTAGAATATAGTACACCATTAGGAAATAAATATGATACATTAGAAGAGGTTAATAATGAGATTAGAGGTTTAGCTGATGCTAATGCAGAAGTTGATTTGAGTGGTGTTAAAATAAATAGAAGACAACAAGTAAAAACAGCAAATGAAATATCAGTAAATTCTTTTTTAGATGAATTTGACAACACAACTTTTATTAAAAAAGATGAGAGATGGTATGAAAAAGTAAACAATATTCCTGTAAAAGATGAAAATATTGTTGCTATATGGAATAGTAATATTTCAGATAATAATCAATCTCAAACAGGAATAGAAGGATTTCTGCAAAAAAACAAGGAATATGAACAATCCAGAGAAATTATAGAACAGTGGAAAAAAGAAAATAATATTCAATATGACCCAGAAGAAGTATATTCAAGAGGCCAAGGATTTTATTCTACTATTGGTGCTTATAGTAATTTAGAATTAGATTTGCTATTAAAGAATCTTGTTCAACATATTCAAGACAATAAAAAAGCAGGTGGAGAATTTGCTATATCTGCATTTACTAAACCTATTGGTACAAGAATAAAACATCTTGAAGGCACAGGAGATAGAGTAAGATTTGTTATTTATCCTCAATCAGAACATATTAAATGGGCTGCCCCTACTGATGTATATAGTGGTAGTGTTTGGGATGCTTCTGAAAAAGTAAGTAAAGATAAAAAATCTGAGTTACTTGGGGTAGCATTTACTAAAGCTCCTGCTTTAATAAATATTGATGAAGTTAGTCCTAATCTTGCTGATATTATAGATAATCTTTCTCATGCTCATAATGAATTAGGTATTGAACTTACTACTGATAATTTTAGAATAGAATATGATGATAATATAGATTATTCTACTAAAAAACTTATTGATAATATCAATAAAATATTAGATGATAAGTATGGTAAATTGATTAAACCTGAGATTAATAAAATTCAAGTAGGAGAACAGTATAGTGTTTTTGATACTTATGCGCAAAAAAATATTAAATCATTTGCTACTGAAAAAGAAGCTGTATATTATCTTAATAGTGAATTACCCTATGATAAATATAGATATGTAGTTAGCTCAAAACAAAAGATTTATGGTAAACAACCAACTCAAACAAGAGAAAATACTATAAGTATTGAGAGTGTTAAAGATGAAATAATAGGAGGGGAATATTTTGCAAGAGAGAAAAAGAGTGATGGTACTTATGAATATTATGATGCTAATTGGGAACATCAAGGAGAACACATGGGTTTAGAAGCACCTCCAACTCAACAAGAAATAGAAAGAAGAAAAAAAGTATCTACATTAGGTAAAAAAGGCGAATATACAACTCAAGCAGAAATAAATCTTAAAATAGCAGCACTTAAAGAAGTAGCAAGAAAGTATCCAAGAAGTTTAATTACAAGTAAAGTAGTCCCTATTAATCCTAATATGGTGGATAATAATGAAATACAATTTAGTAAAGTAAGTTCTAAACAAGACACTCAAGGATTTAAAGAGTTTGTACAGAAAGATAACAGCTCTGAAATAAACAGTAGTGTAAGTGATGATATAGATTTTAACAGAGAAAGTAATAAATCTAATATTTCTGAGAATATATCAGACAATGTAAATACACAAGAAGGTTTAAACCTAACAAAAAGTATAACAGTAGATGAAACAACTAATACTGTAAATATAAATGATATACTTGTTAATGGCACTACAACAATAAAAGCAACATCAGAATTTACAATAGAAGGTATATCTGATTCTAATATAGAAACTCTTATTATAGAAGCTCCTTCTGTAAATGTTAATACTGAAAACTTTAATGTTGAAACTTTAATTATTAAAACAGAGTCTCAAACTTCTTTTCCTGATATAAATATTAGTCAAAACTCTAACATAAAATCTTTACAGATACAAAATAGTAATACTAACTTAGAGATAACTGACTTAACAAGTGAAAATAATCTAGTATTTAAAAACTTTGTCTTTGCAGATAAAAATGATTGTTTCTTAGATAATTTTACAGAAACATCAGGCTTTACCATAAATAGTGCAGAGCCTTTTAAATACTCCTTAAATTTCGATAATAGTAAAAATCTAACTATTCTACAAACTAATGAATTAAAAGAGATACCTGTTAGCATTAGAAATATAGAAAATCTTACTCTCGAAGAAGATGTAGAAATTAATATTGTTTCAATGCAAACAACAGCTTTAAATCTTAATGTGAATGAAAACAATATTATAAGGTTAGAAAAGAAATATGAAAAAGCAGCTATTAATATACAAGCAGAAGAACCTACTAATATTACCTTGCATGGCAAAACAAGAGTAAATTTAGATTTTAAGGATAAATTTGTAAGTATAAATAATAATGTGTCTTTAACAAAAGATTCAGATATTTCTTTTCAAGAAGAAGCTTGGTCAGAAACAGAAAAGTTTCAAGAGCAACAAGAAAAAGTTTTAGAAAAACAATACGATAGTGTAGAAGAATATATCGATAACGACGACCCATTTGACTTAAAAACAAGTATAGATAGTTATATAAGTGAATTTAATAGTATCAACCCAGAACTTAAAAAAACAGCTAAAATCGTACAAGTAGAAGCAGATTCACATGCTATTTATAGAGAAAATCACACTACTACTTTAACTATATCAGAGTCTGTAGCAGATATACTAGAAGATAGGTCTCCTTATATAAAAGTTTCCGAAGAGGAAGCAACAAATGCTCTAATGTCTTCCTTAAATCCTGCCTCTTTTTTGACTGTAAATGAACAATTATTAGCTACATCTGTTTTAGATATAGACATAGACCACTTAGCTAATAAAATTATAAGCGGGCTTATTTATATTAATGTAAATAGTGTTGGCATGAACGTACGAACTTTGTTTGATAATCTAACACATCTTAAAGAACAATTTAAAGATGAAAAAGTAGTTTTAGAAAATTTAAAAAAATTAGATAGTAAATTAAATGAAAAGTATGCAGAGTTAAAAGTAAGAATACAAAAAGATAGTGTTACTTATTCAGAGAGAGTGCACAAAGCATTAGAAGATACGGTATTAGATGAAAATGAAGAAACACAGCAAAAAAGAGTATTAGAGCTATCTCGAAAAAAACTTAATGCTTTTTATACAGAACAAGTTAATACGCTGTATAAGCAGTTAAAAGAGGTTACTAAACAAATAGAATTACTTCTACAAGAAGATACTTCTGCAGAATTTAGAGTTCCTGCCGCTTTAAAAATAAAGTTACAAGAAAAAATTACTGATTTAAAAGACCAAAGATTACGTGTAAGAAATTTAAGGGCTGAAGACATTGTATCTGAATTTACTGTTAGCTTATCTAATTTAACTCCCCTATTAGATTCTTATACTGAGTTTATTAAATTCTTAGAGGATAATAAAGAAGAAATAAATTCTGTTACACTAACTCATACTATTGATAAAACAATACAAGACTTAGTAATTGCTTTGGGGCAAGAACAATCTAAGATGGAAACTGCAAAATTGCTAGCTTTTAAAGATGGGAAAAAAGTGCCTGAAACTGCATTAGATGCTTACACAAGTGAGATGCTAAAATCATTAGCAGGTAGAGTACAGTTATTATCAACAAGAACTTCTGCATTAGCCAGACAAAGCTTTTTTAAATACGCGGCAGAAGTTTTAAATGTAGATGTAGCAGATATTGCAAGAGAAATAAAAGCTTTACAAGACAATGGATTACCAGATACTCATATACTAGATGAATGGTTCTTTGACCCTACAAAAGGATTATTTATGCCTGATAAAGCAGGTCTTTTTCCTTCTCTAATGCAAATGACCTTAGATTCTGAAATAAACGCTTGGAGGTCTTACGCTATAAGATTATCAACAGATTTAAACAATGTAAAAGAAGAAGGAGATAAGGCTTTAAAGAAAATAAGAATCAACGGTAGAAAAATGAATGCTTTAGATTTTAAAGCTAGAAATAAATACGGTAGATATACAAAGCATTTTATTGATGTTTATAATGAAGATTATATTCAAAATTACAAAGCTGTTTGGAGAACCTTAAATGAATTATTAAAATTTAAGTTAGATACTCCTGAAAAGAAAAATAAATCTTTAAAGCCTTTTATAGACCAAATAGCAAACCAATATGAAGCAGTTAATATTTTTAAATTATCAGCTTTTGCCGATTTAAAAGGAAAAAGACTTCCTGTTTATATGGATATTGATTTTCAAGTAGATGCAGAATATGAACAGAGTTTAAAAGATAAATATGGAGAAGAGGTTTTTAATTATTTAGTAGAACAATCAAAAGAAAAATTCTTAAATAAAATACAAAATTGGGAATATGATTTTAAATCTGTAGCTGTTGCAAATAATGCAGAATCTTTTGCAGAATTACAAGCTAAAAACCCTGAAGCCGCAAATACCTTATTAGAAAAATTAAAAGATAGATTACCTCTTCCTTCTGACTTTAAAGACGCAAGTTATGTAGCAAAAACAAAACTATTTGTAAATTCTTTTACTGTTCCTACTTCTACAAAAGTTTTTAATAAATTTTTTATTGATAATGTTTTAGGTAATGAAACAATAAGAAAGTATTATACAGCTTTAAAGAATTTAGAAAACTATATTATAAATCAAAAAAATGAATTAGACAATGTTTCTTATGCAGCGCCTTTGGTTAAATATAAAACCTTCTTGGAACATTTTACTGATAACAGGGAAAACCACAGCTTTTTAATGAAAACTTCTGCTGCTTTTAGGAGTTTATTTAAAGATGTAAATAAATTATGGTTTAAAACTTATAAGGTTCCCGGAGAAGTAACAGGAATAGCAACACAAGAAAGCCTATCTATTATTCCAAAAGCAGTGCCATCTAATTTCTATAAAAATCAAATGGCAATTAAAAAAATAGCAGAAGCAGCAAATAGTGCAGTATTAACTAAAAAAATACCTGCAACTTCTGATTCTTTTGTTCACTTTATTTTCGAAAAAGTAGCTAATCTTCCTTTTGTAAAAGGGGTAACTACTGTAGAAGACTTGATGACAGAATTTAATGAGATAAGAGCAAATTATGTACGTATATCTGATGCTCAGAATGCAGTAATAAATAGTTTATTAACTCACTTAGAATATGAAAAATCTTCTACTGATTTAGCTGAAACATTGAAAGCACATTTATTGATAATAAATATGGCCACTTCTCGTAATATGGCACAAGGTAAGATTAATATTCTTCTTAAATATTTTCAAGATATAAAAAAGACTATTAAACAGAAAGGAACAACAACAGTAAGCGATAGAGTAAGAGCCAAAGCTCTTAGTGCAGTACAAACTTGGTATGATAAAAACATAATAGGTGCTAATTTAGAAGCAGACCCTGATAGTGCTGGAAAACTCAGATTAGGAAAAGAAGATAGAGAATTATTAGAATATTTAAGAAAAGAAGGAATTTTAACTGAAAAAGAAAGTAAAGAAATACAACCTTTCTTTACATATAAGAAGCTTTCAGCCGGTGCTATTGTAACTGCTTTCTTAAAATATACTATTTGGAAAGGTTTAGGCTGGAATATGAAGAGTGGTAGTACTAACTTTATGCAAGGTATGTTTGATGACTTTATAGCAGGAGCCTCTGGTAAATATTATACAGCAGATTATTACTATAAAGCTCTTAGAATGTTACCACAATCTATGTTTAAATTTTTTACTTTTAGTCATAAACTAGTACCAAAAGCTCTTAGAAGAAACCTCGAAAACTCAGATGCTGTTAAATTCAGAAGATTAATGGATAAATTTAAAGTACTTCAAGATAGTTCTAATTTATTACAACAAGCAGGTAAAAATGAGAAGTTTTTAAATACACAAAAACTTGATGCATTTCATTGGCAAAAATCAATAGAGTATTTAAATCAAGGAGTGTTAATATTAGGTGAAATTTATTCAAGAGATATTCAAATAGATGAAAATACAAAAGTAAAGCTTTGGGATTTGTTCGACCAACAAGGTAATTTAAAAGAAGAATATGCAAGCAATAAAGAACTTTATATTAATTGGCAATTAGGAAGAGGAAAACAATTTAATGCTTTTACTAGTAAAGTAAATAAAATGATTGTAGAAGTGCATGGAGACTATCAGGAAACAAGAGGATTTAAAGCCTCACACAGTGAAGTAGGGCGAGCTCTTATTTTATTTAAAAAATTCTTTCCACAACAAGTTGCAAATAGATGGTCTAAAAAACAAACTGTTTATGAATTAGGAGAAGATACTATGGGAAGAACAGAAGATAGTTTAGATAAAATGCAAACAATAGGTAGATACAGAGCTTTAACACCATCAGCTGCAGCCTTAGTAGGAGCAGCTAATATAAGGACAAGTCTTTCAGCAGCTCTTTTAAGACCTATTTTTGGAGATAGGTTAAAACCTTTACTTTCTATTGCTGATGCAGTTATAAGCCCGTGGCTCTTACCTGTGACAGCTATAGGGGCTGTAATAGGAGCTACTTGGGCAATTGCTGCTAAACTTTATAATGGTAAGCAAAAAGGAGCAAAAATATTTGGAGATATGCCACAAGTACTTGGTAGAACTTTATATGGTTTTATAACTACACCTGTAAATGTTTTAGCTGGTAGAGAGCTATTAAAAAATACTTATAGTAATAAATCTCTATCTGCATTAGAAAACCTTGCTATGAATGAATCTTTAAATGATGTTAGAATAACACTGTTTATGACAATGCTTGGTATGCTTATTCGTTGGAAATTACATAGAGACCCAAATGACGATGGGTCAGATGATGAAGAATCAACAACAGACCAAGCTCTTTTAGCAATTTTAAATAGAATTGATGTAAACCTAGCCGAACATACTCAATACACAGACCCTCTTTCTATGCTTCAATTTCTTGATTTAACAGAGTCTAGTCCAGCAAACACTTTAGCTCAAATGATTAATATGCCTATTAAAGTGCAAAAGCAAATGGAACGTATAGAAAAAATGACAGAGATAGAAAAATATTTTTTAACAGATTCAGATTATGATAGAGCAAGTTATTGGGTAGGGTTTAAAGAAACATTTTTGCCATCTCCTGCTAGAAAGTATTGGGGTTGGAGTAGCTCTATGAATTTTGATTTTACTACTGAAATTAAAACAAGAGAGACAAAACAATTTGTACCTGCTTTGTATCACCCCATAGAGTGGCTAACCACAACAAAAGAGCAAAGAGAAGAAAAAGAAATGGAAGCACGAATACTAAACATAAAGAATGCTTACAAAAAAGAATTTAAAAATCTTTATTTCGATTATTTCCAAAGTTTAGATGAATCAGAGAAAAATGAATTTGCAGATGAATTAAAAGAGATAATAAACAAAGCAATGGTTAAACCTAAATATTTAGATAATGAACAAACTCTATCATTTTTTGAAAATGAGAGTATGCTTAGAGCAAAAGTAAATTTAAGTATTAAAAAATTCTATTTCACAGATAGATTTAAACAACAGCAAGTTAAAATAAAAAACAACAAAGAAGCGCAAGCTGCTTATAATGCTGTTATAAAACTATTTGAAAAACAAAAAAATGACGATTTATATAAAATAAATGGAGGTGCTATTTTGAATTATAGTACTAAGTATAAAATTTATAAAAAGGAAATAATAAATAGAGAAAGAGAATTAAAAGAAGCTCTAAACAGAGCAGGTATTAATTATATAGCACCAAAAGCAGTAGAAAAAGTAGTTATCTAGATTTATTTTAGCCTCGTTAACTTTTTCTCCTCACTAATACTTTTAATAGAAATTGAGTTAGACTGAAATAAATTAAAATTATTTTAGTCTAGCTAACTTTTTCTTCTTAATAATATTAAAGTAGATTAAAGCTATTTTCGTCTAGCTTAACCTATTTTCTTTAATAACATTAAAACAGATAGAATAAAATATATGGTAGAAGATTTCAGAAATAAAATTAGCAATGTAACTAATAGAAATTTATCCTTTGGGATAGATAATTTAAACAAAGCTTTAAATGGTTTACAAGAAGCAATGGTCTATACCTTAGCATCTGCGCCTAAGGTAGGCAAAAGCTCTATGGCTGACTATTGCTTTGTTTTAAGCCCTTTAATACATGCAGTAAAAAATAATATTAAATTTAATGTTCTTTATTTTAGCTTTGAAACAAATGCTATACAAAAAGAATATGAAGCGCTTTGTTTTTTCTTGCACAAAAAATTCAATATAAGTAAAATATTATTACCTAATGGTGTTACAAAAGAGAATGAATCAATGATTGATTTAAGCTCTATTTATTTAAAACAAGAACTATATGACGATAATTTTAATAAGATATTAGTTAATCAAGAAATTATAGATAAAGTAGAAAATATCTATGCAAAAGAGATGATTAAGTTTTATCAGCATGTTAAAATCATAGACCGTGCTTGTGATATAAACGGTATGAAAAACCATATTCAAGAATGGTTAACTGATTTAGATGACGATTGTTTTAAAGTAATTATTTGTGACCACGTAAGAAAAATAAAAGGAGTAAATAATACAATTAAACAAAGAATAGATGAGTGGTCTGGTTTTTGTGTTGAACTTCGTGACAGATATAAAATAACTTCTGTTAATATCATTCATACAAATAGAGTAGTTGCCTCTGTTGAAAGAATGAAATTCGCAAAAGATTTTCTATATCCCGGAAGTGACGACATAAAAGATTCAGGAAACCTATCAGAAGATTCTGATTTTGTATTTACTCTGTTTAATCCTAATGATGACAGGTATAGATTAGAAAAACATTTTGGTGTAGATATAAGGTTAAACGACCAAATTATGTATCCTAATCTAAGAACTTTACATTTAGTTGAAGCGAGATATGCTGAATGCCCTCAACATTTTCAATTTAACTTATTTGGCAATTTAAAAGTAATTAAACCTGTTGTACTTTAAATTTATTTTAGCCTAGTTTAACCACTTTAATTTAATTAATTTAAAATATGAAAGAAATAAGAGCAAAAATAACAACTTGGTTAGTTTATTCCTATTCAGATGATGCAAATATAGAAGAAATAGCAGCAGAAATAGAAGCAGGTACTCACCCAGCAGATTTTGAAGATTTTCAAGAAGTTACTTCTATTTATGCACTTGAAGAGCTTACAGGAGAATTTAGTTATAAAAACAAAAAAGGAGAAACAGTAGAATTTAATAGTTATAAAAACAAAAAAGGAGAAACAGTAGAATTTAAAAATTATGAGAGTAATTAATTTAGATGAGTATATAGCTTTAGTAAAAGATATAAGAAAAAGAAGTAAAAATAATACTTTAAAAAGAGAAATAATTACAAAAGGTAGAAGAGGTTATTATGAAAAATTAGAACCTTTCACTCTTGAAACAAATACAGATGAGATATTTAGTAAAATAAAATTTGATAATGCTGTTAAATATGGTATTATAGAAGCTAGAAATATTTTAGGATTACCTTTAACCGATGAGGAGGAAGATATTCTAAAAAATATTTTATATGAAAATGATAATGCTTTATTAGAAGGTTACAAAAAAATAAATCTAATAGACAGGCTAGAATTAACAAATCTACAATCTAGAAATAATGTAATTTTAAGTGAAGGAACTTGTATAGAAAGTATTCAAAAACTTCCTGCAAGTACATTAATAGATAAATGGATATTTGTACAAAGAAGTCACGATTTATATGCGGCAGGATTTTCTGATTTAATATGCTATGCGACTATTGTAAAAGAAATGCAGTTTCGATGCTATGTAACCTCTGTACAAGGAGCACAATTTCAGCATAATTTATCTAAATACGCGGAAATAACTCTTGTAGACAAAATACCACATTATTACTATGATAACACAAAAGTAAATAGAAGAAATGATTAGAGATTTAAAAATAAAATTAAAAATAAGTTATTTAAACTTTTTATACAGATGGAAAAGAGAAAAGTTTAAAGATAAAGCAAATAGAATATTTAAGCTATTAAACGAGATAAAACAGCTTTCTAACGAAGATACTACTTATAATAGAAAAGTAGCTTGTATTATCGAAAAACATGGCTTAATTAAGTCCTATGGCTTTAATTACGTATACCAAGGAGTAGAAGGTAAATTAACAGCTTCCAAAAGACATGCAGAAACTCATGCTTATAACTCTTTATCTCCTAAAAACAGAAAAATAGAAAAATTAAATATTTGGATTTCACTAGAACCTTGTGAGGCTTGCAGTACAAAGCTTTCAGAAAACTTAGATATAAGTAAAGTAATTTATTTTGAAAAATGGCCAAAACTTAGAGGAAAAGGATTATCTTTGTTGAAAGAAAAATGTGAAGTATTAAATGGAAATAAAGTAATAAATAAGTAAGTAATGGTAAAATTTAACGAGGAGTTTCATACTTATTATAATGATGAAACAAATGAATTTTATATGGGTGTAACTACTGCACTAAAAAAACTAGGTCTTTCACCTGACTATAAAACTATTCCAAAAGCTGTTTTAAATAATGCAGCCAGAGTAGGAACAGATTTGCATAAAGAATACGCAAAAAACCCTTTACAATTTACTCCTTTTTTTACCACTCAAAATATTTATGAATATTTAGTCTATAATCATGAATATAAAATAGCTTCAAGCATTGATGTTATCAATAAAAATATATTTGATGATATTGTTATTTATGATATTAAAACTAATGCTAAGAAAGAGTTAGATTATTGGTCTTGGCAATTAAATATCTATAAGTGGATGCTTGATACTATGAATAAAAAAGAATTTTGTAGAATAGGTGGTGTTATTTGGATAGATAAAAAAACACATAAAACAGAAATAGTGCCTATTCCTACTTTTGAAACAGAAATAATAATAAAAAAATTAGAAACCTTAAAATTAAATAATAATGATGCGCTTTGATGAATTTAGATATTACTTTTATGAGCAATTAAAAGAATTAAAAGACCCTAGGCCTGTTGACGAAGATTGGTTAGAATGGGAATGGCGGCAAGAAAGAGACCCCCAAATAGTAGCAGAAGAGTTTGTTGCTGAAATGCGAGAAGAAGATTTAGACTTTATGCCAAAAGAAGAAACAGGTAATAATCTAGAAGAGGATTAAAATGAAAAAAGAAAATGAAAAAGAGATTTTTGATAAAATAAGAATCTTAGAAATTGAATCTTATGAAAAATTAGTAGATTTAATTAAAACAAAAAAAGAAGTAGAAGAGGAATTAGATTTAATAAAAGACAAATTAAGAAAGCACGCCGATGGTGAAAAACTAGATTGGGCTTTTCCTGATTTAAAAATAAATGTAGGTTTACCTTCTATAAGAGAAAACATAGATACTAAATTACTAATTCAATATTGTATGGCAAATATCAAAGATTTTAATGTAGAAGAGTTTAAAAAAGAACCTACAAAAATAGCAGCGGCTGTTAAGATGACTTTAAAAGAAAGATAATATGAAAGAAATAATAGCAATTGACCCCGGCAAAACAGGAGCAATATGTAGATTAACTTTGAATACTGATTTTTCTATAAAAGAGTTCGTAGTAGAGCCTTCTCTTTTTAATAAAAAAACTGCACGATTTGATTCGGATAATTTATACTATTTTCTAAAACCTTCTTCTAATAAATTTAATAATATTATAGGAATTTGTATAGAAGAAGTTCATAGTATGTTCCAAATGTCCGCTAAAAGTAATTTTACCTTTGGCAGAAATTTAGGACAAATAGAAGGTGTTATTGATTTCTTTTTAACTTATCCTAAATTTGGAAATTTAGAAATAAGCTATTTGCAACCAAAAGTATGGCAAAAAGTAATTAAAGAATATTTTCCATTAGAATTAGAAGATAAGTGGTCAAAAGAAGTCGCTTTAAAATATGCTATAGAAATAATGAATAAATTAAATTTAGAAAATAAAGATAAGATACAAGAGATTTTCTATTCAAAAAGAGGTAGATTTCTTGATGGTAATGTTGATGCTTTTTTAATTGCTATTGCATATTATTATAAACATATTTATTATGGAACCGACTCAATATAATTTCGTAACAAAATCTACATTCTTTGATGACTATTTTATTGTTAAATATAGAAGCTTATTTAAAGAATGCAATCCTAATAAAATGGGAACAAAAGGCCTTATTGTTACTAAATTAAATAAATTTATACAGTATAAACTAGACACTACTGAGTATAATCTAGAAAAGATTTTATCTTTAATATTAAGTGCTACTAAGCTATATTTAGATAAAGCTACTGATTATACTTATATAAGGCAAGCTGATTATTTCATCTCAAAAGATGGAGGGTCTACGCTAGACGACTTCTTTGAAATAGCAGAAGAAAGAGAACAAAATCAAAAAGTAATAGATACAAAACCAAATTTAAAACCAATTAAGCTAAAATAATGGCTAAGAAAATTAAAACAATTACAATAGACACGTCAACAGCAATACAAAGCAATCTCTTTATGGAGATGTCTAAAAAAGCTGATTTTGATACGTGGCATGACTTCGGAACAGGATTGTGGAATATGATTACATTTCTACAAGATAAAGGATTTGAAATAATCCTAGTTTTAGGAGAACCGGGAACAGGAAAAACAGTTGCAATGCGTAATTTAGAACCAGAAACAAATCTATGGTTTAATTGTGACAGAAAGAATCCTACTTTTCCGGGAGGTTTCCAACAATATGGCTCAAAAAATAAGCCTACTAAATTTCAAATACAGCCTAAAACGTATGAAGAACTTTATACTATATTAGATGTATTAGAAAAGAAAAATGTGTTTGAAGACCAAAGATATGCTATTTTAACAGGGCATATAGGAGAAACAAAATCAGGTTTTGATGTAAAACAGCATTGGAAAACATTAGGAAAACAAATGACTAAAATGCAGTTAGAAGGAAGACTTGAAACTGTTTTATATGCTGAAATAACAGATTCAGATGGTAAAAAGAAGTATATGCTTAGAACTGAAAATAAAGGTTTAGATACAGCACGTGCTCCTATGGGTTTATTCCCAGAATATATAGAAAGTGATTATCAAATTTTAATAACAGAATTAGACAAGTATTATAATGCGTAAAGAAAAAACAATTTTATTATCAGAGGTAAGAGATGCTTTATTAAAGACAGAAACAGTAGAAGAAGCAGCTATCTTTTTAAATGTTCCTATTAAATTCTTACAGGAAACTATTGAAACATACCCAAAAGTAATTCCAAATGTTTTCACAATAGAAGATGATATAGTAGACGATTTTACTATAACAAATGATTTAGAGGATTTATTAGAAGAATCTGTTGAATCTGCACCGAAAAAAAAGAAAAAGCCAACAACAACAACAGCAACAACAGAAGAACTTGATACTACAACAGAACCTGTTGTTACAGCAACAGATACAACCACAGTGAATGTTCAAACAATAGCTCAAACAGTAGAACAAGAGCTAAACGAATTATTTCCAGATTAAAATAAAAAATTCGATATGAAATTAATGCAAATAATATCAAAACTCGGTATGAATTTGTTGCAATAAGAAAAAAAAAAAAAAAAAAAAAAAAAAAAATTAAAGTAAATTTTAAAATTAAAAAATTAAGAAATGATAGATATTAAGAAAATTTCAGAAGTGCCAACACCAGCAGGTGCGTTTGCAAAATTAGGGTTAAATCAAGGAATTTTTAAAAGATTAGAGCCTCTAACAGGGTCAGGTTTTTGGGCTATTAAATATGTAGTTCAAGTAGGAGATTATGAATATAATGGTGCGATATTCGCTCCCGGTGACCAATTATATAGTTTAAAAGGAGAAAGAATAAATAGCTCCCACCCAGATTGGCAAGATACATTAGACCGCAAAGAAACAGAATGTTGCAGTCTATTTTGGCATATCTTAAAAGTGATAGGTAAACATATCAACAAAGAAGCTAAGTTTTTGCAGATGAAAAACACTCCTGCAAATTCTTTCAAAGAATGGGCATCTCAATTTACTGATGTTTTATTTAGTAAAGAATTAAATATCCCTGTTGATATTTTTATCGAAAACAGTGTAAACAAAAAAGATGGTAAAACTTATAAAACTTTACCACAAGTATTTTATGAAGGCGAATTTATTTGTCCTCAAACAAACGATACTTGGACACCTAAAATAGACCCTGTTAATGGTCTAACATATACTAATGAAAGAGGTGAACTACACCCTTTCAAAAGAAGTGTAAAGTATATAGAATCTGAAAAATATACCGTTAATTTAAACGGGCAAAACACTCCTAATACAGTAAAAACTACTACTGCTCCTACTAACACAGGAAACAGTACTGCCACTGCTGGTACTTGGGATTTATTTTAATTATTTCACTTTCCTTTCGTATGAGGTAGGTTTCTTACTTACCTACCTCATATTTTATTTTTAATTATATACAAATGAATGATATAGTTAACCTAAAAGAGCTATCAATATTAGAGAAAGTATCTCAGGAAGAAATTTTTGAATATATTTTTAAAGAAAAAATATATCTTAATAAAAAATATAAAAGTATATTTAGAATTGACTTGCAGCCTGCTTGTTATTTTAAATGGTATAATAATATTTTATATTTCGTAGATTGGGGTGCGGACCCTTCTCATTTAACTTGTTTTATGGCTTTTAGTGCCATAGAAAAAATAGAGATGTGGGAAGTGTATTTAAGATTAAATAAGCTCATAAAGAAAGAAGAAATAGGAATAGGAGAATACCAGATTAATTGTCCTAAAATATTAAATCAAGAAAAAACAAAAATAAACTATAAAGAGAGAACAAGTGGTTTTAACGCTAATGATTTAAAATATTGGAAACAATATGAAATTACAGAAGATAATTTAATAGAAGATAATATTAAAGTTTTAGATTATATCAGATTCCAAAAAGAAGGAATGATATATAAAAAAGATGTAATAAATCAATTAGCATATTTAATTCCTGTAAATAATCATTTTAAGTTTTATTTTCCAGAAAATACAGAATTTAGATTTTTAGGAAATACAACAAAAAATGATGTAGGAAATTTACAAAATTTGGAAAATAAAACTATTGTTATTACTAAATCTTATAAAGATGCAAGAGTACTTAGAAACTATAATATAAATACAATATGGTTTCAAAATGAGGGTATGTTGCCTTCTACTGAGATTTTAGTAGAGATTTTAAATAAAAATAATAAAATAATTATTTGGTATGATAATGATAACGCTGGTAAAATTGCCTCTGAAAAAATTAAAAATAAAATATTAAAGATTTTTAATGCTGAAATCACTTTGTTTTTTTGTACAGTACATAAAGACCCAAGTGACACTCTAAAAGAAAATAAAGAATTATTTAAAAAAGAACTAATAAAATTAAAAAAATTATTATAAAATGAAAAACATTCAAATTTATTCAGGAAGTTTTGGAAAGAAAACTATATCTACAAATGCAAATACTTGGTCTGAATTAGAAGTAGAAATTCAAACACAGTATAGCTTACCTGCTTTAAAAGCAGTAGAGAATATCAATAGAACAGAATTAAGTCCTGACTTTGCATTAGATAATTTAGACCCTAATACTATATTATTAATAGCTCCAAGGGTTGATTCAACAAAAGGAATATGATACAAGATTCACAAAAAACATTTGCTACTATTACTTGGGTTAAAAATGCTTTTCCTGCTTTTATTCCCTATTTAAAACTTATAATAAAAGCACTTAAAAAACAAAATTTAGACTATGAACTAGTAAGAGAAAGTGAAGTATCTACAAGATTATCTTTAACTATTAGACTACCTAAATTAAGAATAACTAAAAATGCTGCTCCAAATATTTGGCATACAATGCATGATTTCTTTATTTTAATTTATTTATATCCAGATACTAAGAGAATTTCTAAAACCTATTTTTCTAGAACTACTTATACAGAAATAGAAGAAAAAGCAGGATATACACACTCTCATCTAAGAAGTGGGGGCTTAAAAACAAGTTGGCGAACTATGTGTTGGGGTATGAATATGCAACAAAATATGTCTTATTCTACAGAATGGGAAACTGATAATTTTACACCTGTAGATTTTGAGCCTGCAATAGAATATTATTTTTATAATTTAATTGAAACATTAGGACAAGAAACAGATGATAGTATCTCTCAAAATAAACCTTATTTTAAAATAGAAAGCTTATACAGTAACGCAGCTATTAACCCATCAAGCAACCTATATAGTTTATCTGATTTCTTAGGCAGATGTACTGCAAAAATAAATGGAATACAAGATTCAGAAATAGAGAGTTTAGATTTTGTTAAAATCAATACTAGTAAATATAAAATTATTTTAAATAATAACTTTTTACTTTTTGCTATTAGACATGAAATAATTAATTCTACTTTTATACCTTTTGTTTTATCTGAAACAAATAAAGTTATAACAGAAGATACGAGTTATTTTATAGAGTTCAAAGGCCAAAAGTATCATTATAAAGTTATTACTGAGATAAAAGAAAATTATTCACCCCATGCTTTAACTGTTTTAAGTACAGCAGATTATACTAATATTGCAGACCTTAATATAGGATTAGACTATCCAATGTTGCAGTTTGTAAAACCTTATTTAGAGAGTAAAAAATTAGAATTAGAAAAAATAAAAAAATAAAAAATTAATTATGGTATTTTTAGAAGAAAAAGTTATCCAAAAAATACAAGCCACTTGTAAAAAGATTGATATAATAGAATGGCAAGGATTTATCTATTATACAAAAGAAAAAGCAGGTAGTTTTAACCTAGAAACAGGTGATTTTACTATATTAGATATGCTACCTGTTTCAATAGGAACATACGGAAGTGTAAACTACTCAGTAGATAATAATAGTTTAGACCAACTAGAATATGCTTTAAAACACTTTAAAAAAGAAGTTGAAGATGGAACCTTACAAATAGGTATGATTCATTCTCATCATGAAATGGCTGCTTATATGTCAAATATAGATATGAATGACTTAACTAAGTTTATTAATTTATATGAAGACGGTTATCTATCTATTGTTGTTAATAATAAATTAGAATTTGCAGGAGGCTTTGCTGGTACAAAAGATGTAGAAATACAAAAAACAGAGCAACAAGATGTAGAAATTAAACAAACTTGGTTGCAAAAATTGTTTCATTGTAAACCTAGATATGAAATTGAAATAAAAATTAAAAGAGAAAAAGTAAAAAAAGATTTTCTAGCAAAATTAGAAAATAAAGATTTTGTATGGAAAATGCCAACTAAAAAGCTAGTAGATATTCAATTTAATTTAGTTCTTAAAAAATTATTAAATGAAAATTAAAATCAACGAAACTACAGCAGCTATATTATCTGAATATAAAAATATCTTCTTTAAAGTAATTAAAGAAGAAGAAAACTTATATTTAGATTTTATAGATACTGTAATGATAAAATCAATTAAGGTTGAAGATAGTAGTGGCACAGAGATTCTTTCTATTAAAAAATTTGTATCTATGCTAGATTATGTAGGACTTTATCTTTATAGAATAAAGAAAACAGTATTAGTAAATTCTGTTAACTATAAAGATGTTTTTATCAGTGTGATAAAAGTAAAAGATTTATATATACAAATAATAGATAATTCAAATAAAACATTATCTTTATCTCCTTTTTTTATATTTAATAAAGAAACAAATACTTGTTTAATTTTTAGAGATAATTACAATGCAAGTTTAATGAAGCATTTTTTATTACAACACGAAGGCTCAAAAGGCTTAGAATCAAACATTAACATAATTTATATTTAAAATGGCAAATCAAACAAACAACAGACAAGCAGGAGCAGATTGGTATAGTATAGTACAAGATATGAAATCTGCTGCAATAATAGGGTGCGGAGGTATAGGCTCATGGCTAGCACTTTTTCTCAATAAGATAGGTTTATCTTTATCTTTATTTGATTTTGATAAAGTGGAAGCACATAATATAGGAGGACAAATATTCGGTAGAATAGGTGTTAATCAGTATAAGTCAGAAGCTTTATTTGAAACAATACAGTTATTCGGTAATCCAAATGTAAAAGTACTGCCTTTTACCTTATCAGCAGCAGAAGCTACTTTTAATCATATTCCTATTATTCTATCAGGGGTAGATACATTACAAGCAAGAAAAGAAATTTTAATTGAGTTGGAGAATCCAGATGGAACATGGAAAATATATATAGATGGAAGGCTAAGACTAAATGAATTTCAAATTTATGTAGTGTATAACAACCCAGCAGATATAAAAAGATACAAAGATATATTAGAAGCCACTGTAGATACTCCAGAGCCTTGTAACGCTCAACAAACAAGCTATATGGCTGCTATGATAGGTAGCTATATGACTAATTTACTATTAAATTATTATATAAATATTAAAAATAATGCAGATATTACAGAAAAGATATTTAAACTTTCCTTTAATGCTGAAAATAATCAATTAACAAAAGAACTTTATGGACCTGAAACTATTATTACTGGAAATATTAAATAACTTATCTGATGAACTACAAAAATCTACTACTCGTAAAAAATTAAATTCAGTACCTGAAATTTTTAAATTTTGTAAAGACTATTTGCATGTTACCACAGATGATTGGGTTTTATATTTAACAATTTGTTTTCCTGAATTTAGATTAACAATAGAGGAGTTTCCATTTCATAATCCAAAATTCAATTGTACATCATCTGAGATAGCAAAATACTTAGATAGAGCCACAAGTGTATTAAGTACTTCTGTAGATATTTCTCCAGACTTAAAAACAGTAGAACCAGTAAACAGTAAGAAAAAAGAATCTAATCCTATTGGCTTCAAAACAGGAAAAACAGAATAAAAAAAAACTAAAAAAACAGGTATGAATAATATATTAAATAACGTATTAAAAAAGCCATTAGTACCTATTGATTGTGAAGACTTACCGGTTCAAAACAGAATAAAAAAAATTAAAAAAACAAGTATGAATAATATATTAAATAAAGCATTAAAAAATCCATTAGTACCTATTGCTTTTGAAGACTTACCGGGACACGCCAAAACAAGTAGAATAGAAAGTTTTGCAAAAGCAAATAATTTACCTCTTGTTAAATTATTAGCGAGTTCAATGGACGAAACTGATATAGCAGGCATCTATGTAAAAGATATAGATAGTAACGGAAATACTACTGTTAACTTAATATCTCCTAGTTGGTTCTCTAAATTAAAAACAAAAGGATTGTTATTCCTAGATGAATTTAATTGTGCCAGAAGAGAAGTACAAGATACTATGCTTACTTTAATTTGTAATAGAGAGTTACCGAATGGAGATAGATTAGGAGATAATGTATTGATTGTTGCTGCAATGAACAATTCTGCTATGATAAATGGCACAGAATTATCCCCAGCAATGAAGAATAGATTTGGTTGGTTTTCTTCTGCAATATCAAGTACAGATTGGTTATTGTGGTATAATGACCAATCTATTGCTGCGCAAAAGAAAGATATTACTCAGTTAATTTTTAATCTGATTGTAAGTCACGATTTTAAATTTACAGCTGCAAAAGACTTTCTTAACCAAAATCTAGCAACCACACCTAGGTCTTTACTAAATCTTATTGAATTTTCTGATAATGTTTTAGACTTTCAATGTTTTGCTAGTAATTTCTTAGCAGAAAAAGAAGCATTACAAATACAAGCTTTTAATATTGCAGAGCTAAAAAACATTCCTAATGATATTTTTAAATACAATCAGAAATGAGTTTAAGAACTAAAATAGTAAAATATCTAATAAAAACCGGATACAAAAGGTATGGATTTAAACTTTGTGATTTTGATGTAATTACAAGCCAACAATCCCATACTTGTTGTGACCCGCCTATAATAGCAATAGGGGCAGAATTTAATTCTGTTCCTATGTCTAAGGCGGAAAAGTTACAAACAGTAGGTTTTTTAGTTAGACACGAATTAGCACATAACATTCTCAATCATTTTGATAGATTAATTCCTATATTAGAAAAAGAAGGAAAAGATTTTGATTCAGATGCTTGGAATAGAGCTACTGATTTTGAAATATCAAATTATTATTTAGATTCAGATAATGAATTTTGTAGAAAAATAGGAGCTTGTGTAATTCAAGATAACCCACACTTTTATAATTTAAAAGCAGAAGAAATCTATGAACAATTAAAAAATATTCCAAATAATTCTGATGATTCTGATAAAGATGACATACAAAAAGCTTTTGATGCTTGGAATAAAAATGTAAATGATTCTATGATAAAACAAGCACAGCAGCAAATTCAAAACGGAAATAGTTCTGGTTCAGGTAATCAAAATCAGCCTGATGATTTAGCAAATTATACTCCTACTCTTGAAGACTTACCACAAGTGACTACACAGCATAAAGTTAATATAGTAGATAAAATAGGTAATATGCTTTTTAATATTTATTCTACTGATATTTTTAAAGAGAGAAGTTATAAAAAGATTAATAAAAAATATCAAGATTCTGAATTTATCAAAAAAGGAAGCAAAACAGCTAGATTGCCTATAAGAAAAATAGCAGTTTATGTAGATGTTTCTGGTAGTTTTAATGTTACAAAGCAAGAAAAAGCATTAGAATGTTTAAATTCATTAGAAGCAGATAAAAATTTAGAAATTGAAAAGTACTATTTTTCTGATTATGTAGCAGAAGACCCTAGGTATCAAGGTGGTTGTACCAAATACGGAGAAGTATTAAAACATATAAGAAATAATAAATTTGAGCATGTTTTAATAATAACAGATAACGATACAGATTATAGTTTAAGCTCTACAAATCTAAAATCATTTGTTGCATTAGGTGTTAATTGCAAATCTATGAACGATATATGTATTGATAAAGCTATAATATGTAATAAGAAATTTTTTATACCTATAAGTACAAAATAATGAAACTAAGACCTCATCAAAAGAAGATATTAAATGAAATATTAGAACAAATAGCAATAGGAAGCTTTAAAGGCAGAATCTTGTTATCTCCTCGTTTTGGTAAAACTATTTTAGCTTTTCAACTAATTAAAAAGTTAAATGTAAAAAAAGTATTATGGGTAACACCTTCTGCTGAATTAGCTGAAATAGGTATTAGTTTTGAAGCTGATAAATTAGGATATAATAGCATAATGCCTTATATCGTAACAAGTACTTATGCATCTTTAAATAAAGTTAAGGGTATTTTTGATTTAATTATCTTGGATGAGGAACAAAACATCACGGAAAACAATCTAGCTACTTTATTAAACGGACAACTGAAATCTTTATATTTATTCAGTATGACAGGAACCCCAACTAAGGATATAGATAAAAATATATTATTAAATAGATTAGGGGTTTCAGTCATATTGTGTAATATGACCGTTAAAGAAGCAGTAGATGAACAAATACTTAAAAGTTACAATCTAAATATAGTAAATTGTGTTTTATCAGAAGACCCTTATAAATCAAAAAAAGGATTTATTACAAATGATGTAAATACTTTAGCCTATTGGAATAAACAAATAAATGAATGTCCTATTAGTAATTATAATCCTACTGCAATGCAAAGAAGAAACTTTTTATTACTAAAAAGACGAGCTTTTATCTCAACATCTAGGTCTAAACTAAAAGTACTTAATAATTTGCTAAATGAAGTAGTTTTAAGCCAACAAAAAAGAACATTAGTGTTTTTGCCTACAATTGAATTAGCAGACAAATTTACATACAAATATCACTCTAAAACAGATAAAACTGACTTAGATAAATTTAATAATAAAGAATGTAGTTTATTGGCATTAGTAAATAGTGGTGGGACAGGTTTTACATTTACAGATGTAGATGCTATTATCATTGTACAAATTGATTCTAACAAAAATGGTGGTACTACACAGAAACTTTGTAGAGCTTTAACAAAGACAAAAAAAGATACTAAAAAAGCTGAATTATATATTTTAAAATTATTAAATTCGCAAGACGAAAAATGGGTTGAACAAGCACAAAAAATATTTGAGCAATAAATAAAACACAAAGATTATGAAATATATTATAATGGATATTGAAACAGATGGCTTACTAGATAAAGTAACTAAAATTTATTGTCTTTGCTACGCCGAAGTAGAGAACAATAAAGTAAAAATAGGCTATCTAACCGACAATGATTCCATAAGGGATTATATTAAAGCTAATAAAGATAATACATTCATTGGGCATAATGTGTGTAAATATGATAATTTAGTTTTACAAAAATTATTAGGAGTTAAAATAGAAAAACTTTGGGATACACTTGCTCTATCTTGGTATTTGTTTGAAGAAAAAAAATCTCACTCATTAGAAGAGTGGGGTAAGATTCTAAAAGTAAAAAAAGTTAAAATAGATAATTGGTTAAGTCAACCTGAAAATGATTATATTGTAAGATGCTTAGTTGATGTCAATATTAATACAAGATTATGGTTTTATTTTCAAAAATGTTTAAACGACTTATATGAACATAACCAGCAGAGAATAGATTCTATTTGTAATTATTTAAGCTTTAAATTAAATTGTATTGCAACTCAAACTTTAAACCCTATTAAATTTAATGAAACTCTTTGCAAAGATTCATTAGCAGAATTAGAAATAATGTATAAAACTTCATTAGATATTCTTAATTCAGCAATGGGAGATAAATATGCTAAAATTCTAAAAACTAAACCTACTAAATGCTACAAACAAGATGGCGAATTAACTCGTTTTGGTGAGAAATGGTTTCAAGAACTAAGAGAACGTAATTTACCTGTCTCTACTACTGAAATTAAAGAAGAACCTAATGCAGGAAGTAGCTATCAATTAAAGCAATGGTTATTTGATTTAGGTTGGCAGCCTGATGAATTTAAACAAGGAGCTAATGGTGAAGTACCTCAAATACAAAAACCATTTGGTGCAGGTTTATCTGAATCAGTTAAAGTATTAATGCAATCTAATCCAGAATTACAAGAATTAAAAAGTTTCTTTAAAATCAAACATAGAATAGGTATTTTTAAGAACTTTTTAAACAACAATCAAAATGGATATGTTATCGCTGATATAGCAGGAATAGCACGTACATTAAGATTTAAACACAGAGAACCTGTTGTTAACTTACCAAAAGTAACTGCCTTCTATGGTAAACAAATTAGAGATATGCTAATTTGTGAACCTGATGAGGTAATTGTAGGTATTGACATTTGTGCATTAGAAGATTCAACTAAACAGCATTTTATATATAAATATGATACTGATTATGTACAAAGATTACAGCAACCCGGTTTTGACCCACATTTAGACTTAGGAATTGATGCACACTTAGTTACATTAGAGGAATCTAATTGGTATAAAGCATTTGATAAACAAACTATGCACGATGAAATAGATAAATATTTAGATGTGCAGAAAAGAAGATTCATTGCTAAATGTGCTAATTTCAGTTTAACATACGGTGCAGGACCTGATAAAGTAGCAGCAGTAACAAAACAACCTCTATCTCTTGCAAAGAGATTACACACAGCATATTGGAAAAAGAATATAAGTATTAAAAAAGTAGCCAATAGCTTAAAAACTAAAAGAATAGGTAAAAAGATATGGATTTTTAGTCCTGTATCTAATTTCTGGTTAAATACTAAATCTGAAAAAGATTATTTCAGTACTTTAAATCAAAGTACAGGTAGCTTTATATTTGATTGTTGGTTAAAATTCTTTCAAGAGAAAACAGCAAACACACCTGTTAGACTTCAATACCATGATGAGTTAATGCTTATTTGTAAAGAAGGACAAGAAAAACAGATGGTGCAATATGCAAAAGAAGCTATACAGAAAGTAAACAAAGCACTGAAATTAAATGTAGAGATAAAAGTAGATGCCTCTATTGGTAAAAGCTATGGTGAAGCCCATTAATAAAAAAAAAAAAATTAAATTAAAAAATGAAAAAATTAACCTTTATGCTATTTTTAGCAGTAATACTAGCAAGTTGTGGGACTTATGATATTTACGAAGATATTTACAAAGTAAGACTTCGAGAAGTTGAACAACCAGAAAATGTTAAAGAACAATATAGCAAATCTAAAATTACTATTTTCGCAGAGGAAAACGAAACTAAAAATAGTTATGAAGATGACTTTATTAAAATTATATGGCTACCAGCTTTAACTGAGTTTAGCTTTACATTGGAAAACAAATCAGATAATTCTATTAAAATAATTTGGGACGAGGCTGTTTATATAGACGAAGACAATTCAAGCCTCAAGGTTATACATTCAGGCGTTAAGTATGTAGACGGTGAAAAAGCACAACCACTAACAGTTATAGCAAAAAAGACTAAGATTAATGACTTAGTAACACCAGTAGATAATATTTACTATGCTAATCCGTCAAAATATTTTAGTGGTGGTTGGAGAAAACTACCTTTGTTCTCAGTTCAAAAATCTGCTGGAAAAACTGTTAAAATTCTTTTGCCTATACAAATACAAGAAACAA